GTACCTAACACAAATGATTTCACATCATTCGGGTTTCTCATGACTGTAGGGGCACCTGACGATGTTTGTGTTTTTCCGCTCTTTAGATATGCCCATGCATTTTTAGGAATCATGCTGAAGTTACCTGCTTCATCACGACCCCAATATACCACTGGCATACCGTCCCATTTGAGTTCTATAGTTCCGCCTTGCTCAGCCATATTACGCAATCTTTGGATTGCGTGTAATCCCCCGTGTGACCCGTGACTCAACACCAAATCTTCAATATGCTGATACTTACGACCTACTTTAGATGCATCTGCTTCTGTCAAGATAGTTTTTATTTTCATCTCAACCGATCCAATGTATTACGGAACCACTCACTGCTACCTTCAGCAATCGGGTCTTCAATAGCGTACTTCTGCTTGATAGCCTTATATTTTTCAGGATATGATTGTAATGCCTTCAACAACTTTGTTGGATTACCCATATCATCTGCTGAAGCAGTTGGTCCTATGATGATCTTAGCGATCTCATCTTTATCATTCGTGATCAGTTCTTTGTTTTCTCTATCCACTAGACCCTTATAAGGACTCATCATGAGACTAGTATGTCCAGGAATACTACTCATGTTCGCTAGATCAGCCCACATTGCGTGTAATGTTCCGCCCTTCATATTTGGATCAGAATAGTCGTGGGTGTGCAATGGCTGTGCTGCTTTTGCATTTTCTACAGCCATCAGATCCACTTGAACTACCTCATCACCAACACCAGTGGGGACACCAACGTGTATGCTGACACCAGTCCTTGCTGCGAACAGACCTTTACTCTTAAAGTAATCTTCTAGTTCTTTTCTACTTAATTTAAGCTCCTTTGCAGGAAATGCCCTCATCAATTCTTCTGCATCAACGAGGGCATCGATATCACTTGATATCTCTTTCTTCCCTGCACTACCGATAGGATATAGATTTAATCCCTGCGGTAGGATATCCTGAAGGTTTTTCATAGCCGCAGCAAAGTTTTCCCTTTTGATAGGGACTGCACCCGGCACAACATTTCCACCTTCAATTAGTATCATCATAATAGTTAACCTTAAATGTATTTATTAAAAACGACTGCTATTCTGTATTGGATAATTCATGATATTTATTTTCAATATAAATTCCATCACCTCGTAGAATAGAAAACCTCTCCATGACCAATTTTTTTAAATCTTCTTGTAGAGTGTCAAAATCTATCCATTTTTTCCAAACCCAATACCATAGATAACCGTAAACCAATCCTCTTAAATCACCATACAGTTGATATTCAGTATTTTTTGTTAAGAACCAAAATGATTTTGGTATAATCTTTTCTTTAGATAAGCCAAAATTTATCATTTTTTGCCTATTTCTAATCATCTTAGGAAGCAATATGTCATGCATTCTGTCTCTAAAATCTTCATTATAAAGAGCAGAAATACGAATAGTGTTTTCTACTATTCCTTGTATCCGATCTTCAACGTCAGGCAACGAATCAAAACTATAGTCAAACAGTTCATCATATAATTCAAGTCCATAATTATCAATTAAAAATTTATGATATCCCGGACTACAAAGTGATATGAAAGGTTTCAGTGTGGCTATACTTTTTATTGTTTTTTCTGTCATAAACCATCCTTCAGTCTTAATGCTAGATTCTGACACAATGTCAAAAAATCCTCTCATAAAACTTGGGGGCAGGCCATGATTAGATGCGAAATTTTCTAATTCTTCGTTTTCATCCTTCAGTCGTGTTCCATCATGATATTTCCACTGATGCATGTCTGGATAAGCAAAGGTTACAACGCCGTAATTTAAAAGATCATGTTGAACTAGGGTGTCTACTAGCAATCCTCTTTCAGTTCTATACCTATGGTTATACGAAGTATACACTTTATCTGCTAATAGATGCGTTTCTTCATAATTTATATCACTTTTAACATGGTTAATTAATATATACCTACTGTTTTGATAAAATCCAGCAGTTGCTTCAGTAATAATATTAGGTCTAACTTCTTTACCATCTGGATTACTTATTAATAGATTAATAATTTTATTGTTTTCTAGTAACCAGTCTTGTATTTCGGAAAAAAAAATCCCAAAAAAATACTCGGGCTCATGCTCACCCATACATAAGCATAAGATTTTATCAGGATTTATCTTTTTTATGTCATCTGCAATTTTTTTAGCGTATCTATCAGCATGCGGCCCGATAAAAGGATATTCTACTCTCTGTTCTATCTTTGAAGATAAAATCGGAGTTGCCACCCGCATAGTATAGATACGTTGCATAGTTTTATGATTTGAGTTCTTTACGAGCGTTCTTAGTGTCAGTGATTTCACTGCGACGGGCCTTGCATAACTTAGCAAGATCGCCTAATGCCTTGCGGGCACGGGTGCCCGCTGCTGCATTGCCCTTCTCAAACTTCTCATTCTCAGCAATGAATGCTTCAAATTGTGCCTTGATATTGATTGTAGTTTCCATATTTTTTCTTTCTTAGATATGTATATTTATCATTAATTGATAAATAAAAGTGTAGTTCACGGTGGTGGAACACCTAACTACTCTAACGCTTTAGAGGAGCATCAGCTATGAATATTTATCACTATCCAACCCACCCCTTAGGATTCTATGTATACGCATATTTGCGTACCGAAGGCACTCCTTATTATATAGGGAAAGGCAAAGGCAGACGATGGAAACACAGCAAAAGAGAACGATATCAAACTCCTAGCGATTTGTCAAGAATAATAATCCTAGAGCATAACCTTACTGAAATAGGTGCATTAGCTATTGAGCGAAGAATGATCAGATGGTACGGTAGGAAAGACATAGGTACCGGTATCTTACATAATCGTACTGATGGCGGAGATGGCATCGCTGGTCTGAAACAAACACCGGAGCATATTCAAAAACGTAGCATTAGTAGAACAGGTAAATCTAATGGAAGGCGTACTCCTGAATTCAAAGAGCAGCAGCGCATACGAGCATTAGCAAGACCTCCGGCAAGTGCAGAAACTAATGCTAAGAAAGGCGCTAACCGAAAGGGAAAACCCCTTTCGGAAGAGCATAAGAGAAATATGTCATTAGCTAGATTAGGAAAAAAGTATCCAAGAAATCAATAGCTGAGGTTGACGTAATTGACTCCGCCGTAGCTGAAGTCTTGTATTACGGCCCTGATATATACAAAGGTGCCGGTAATATTGGTATACATTGAAGTATTAGTGTTACTTGTTGGAAGATTATAGACTTCAAACCAATCTGAATCTAATGGTTTACTTGCCAATGTAGCTTCAATGATGATGTTTCCTGTGCAGGTCGTCGTTGAGATATTGACCGTCTGTAGGTTTTGATTTCCAAGATAATAAGATGCGGCAGGTTGCGAGTTACCCACAACCGTGTAAGGTGCGCCGTTACCTGGATTGTGATAGGCTGTTTGTGGTAATAATTGTAGAGTGACGCCCTGTGACATTACGCTCTCACAACCTCTACAATTATACCATCACCAACTAATTCCGCAGTTACTTGTTCTAAAGCAGCATGTATCTCTTCGGTGACAATGCTATCTTCGGTCGCATCGTCCTTTACTAATTTACTTAGTTTGAGTACGAGTACATCTTCAACAACTCTTGCCATATAAATACTCCATTTTATTAGAGTATTTATTCAATTCTAACGCTTTTCTAATTTATAAACTTTTCCGATAAGTTCAGGACAGATAAGACCTAACACTGTTAATGTTCCGGGATCATCATACTCTAAAAAGAATTTGTTATTAGAATATTCATAAACATAATGCACGAGCCTATTCCTTTTTAGCCAGCGAGAGAGTGCATGACATGGAAATATAGCCGACCTGTTCACATAAGCAGCAAGTTCTTCCCTTGAACTAGCATTGACTCTTCCGTTGACCAAGTATAATCTGTACTTGTGTTGTGGTTCTTTGACAAATGTCATGACTCCTGTTGGCATAGCATTAGCCTCAGTAATAAATGAGTTTGGTCTAAATTCCCATATTTCCTTCAATAATTCAATATTGTTGCTGTAGAAAGATATACTATTATGTTCCCTTCTTATGACAACGCCTTCTATAAGTTGCATTTTATTACGATATTCTATTATGTTTTTAACCTCATCAAGTTGAGCATCAGTATTAGGAAGGATTCTAAGACGCTGCTGAGAGTAGCGATCAGGATACTTTTCTTCATTTTTAATAAAGTTCAGGAACTGTGCAAATGTTTTGCAAGAACATATAAAGCGTATATTCTGATCAACGATGGTACCCCTATACTTATACTTGTTATAGTATAGGTTAGGTCTAATTTCCGACTTCAATAATGCCATCATTCCCAACATGTGCAACTTGCTTGATAGTTACATTAAATGCGATCTCATCATTCTCTAAGACTGCCATCACATTCGCATTGTTGATACGCTCAAAGAGGATCTTCTTTGATAATGGAACACGGAGCATCTCATCAATCTTACGGCTGAGCGGCCTTGCTCCCATCTTGCTATCGTATCCCTTATCTGCGAGATAATTAACGACAGGTTCACTCAGATTAAGCGTGATGTTATGCTTGTCAAGCAGGGGCTTCTTAAGTTCTTCAACAAACTTGATGACGATCTTCTTGATAGACAACATGTCCAGTTTATCAAACTTGCAGACCATGTCAAGGCGATTGCGGAACTCAGGCTTGAAGAACTGCTTGAGAGCCTTGTCATCTTCGCCGGTCTTTTCTTGGACACCGAAACCGATGTTATTCCGTTCTCCGTCTTGTGATCCTAGATTTGAAGTGAGGATGATCAGTGTGTTCTTCATTGACACTTCTTTACCGTTTGATCCAGTGACACGACCTTCGTCTAACATCTGTAAGAAGATGTTAAAGATGTCAGGGTGTGCCTTTTCAACTTCGTCAAACAGTAGGATAGAGTGAGGATTCTTGCTCAAGTCTGAAATTAGGCGTCCACCTTGTACTTGTGAATCACCGAAGCCTACATAACCAGGGGGAGGACCGATCAAACTGCTTACACTGTGCTTCTCGCTGTATTCACTCATATCATACTTGAGAAGGGGCATATCTAAGTTCTTAGACAGCAGTTTAGCCAACTCTGTTTTACCTGTGCCTGTTGGGCCAAGAAACAAGAAACTCGCGATGGGCTTTTTATCGTTGCCGATACCAGCAAACGACACATAAACCCTTTCAAGAACCTTATCTACGGTCTCGTCTTGACCATAGAGTTTATTCTTGACATTGAACTCAAGCGTATTGATACGCTCAAGATTATCATCTGACAGCTTGTCAGCAGGAACACCAGTGAACTTCTCTACTTGTTCATGGATCAATTGCTTCGTGATGATCGCGCCTTCGTTCATGAGAACACGCTGCTTCGCACATGCAGCATCCAATAGATCAATTGATTTGTCTGGATTCTTGCGATCATGGATATACCTTGAAGAACATTCAACTGCTGCTGCAATCGCTTCCTCAGAGATAGACACGCTGTGGAAATCATTGAGACGTGTTGAAAGACCACTGAGAATACGAACGGTAGATTCTTCAGACGGTTCGTCAATAGAGATACGATAAAAACGACGCATCAAAGCACGATCCTTTTCAAAGGATTCATAATACTCTTCCCAAGTTGTAGATGCGATTACTTTCAGATTGCCCTTAGTGATAGCAGGCTTGATCATGTTTGCAAAATCAACTGATCCGTTAGAAGTACTACCTGCACCTTGCATCGTGTGTGCTTCATC